GGACTCACTAGTGTCAGTAAGCTCAACATCAGAGCTACCATAACCAGAACGAGTGGTCTGCGTGGCAGAAACGATAGGGACGTTTGCTTCAACAGCCAATCCTCTAAGCTCTTCTGCAATCGCTTTAATATATGAATATGAATTGACAGAACTATTTCCGCGATATCGTGAGGAAGCACATATATTAAGGTAATCAATGAAAATAATATCAGGTCTAAATGACTTCTTAAGTGCAAGTTCATTAAGAAGTGCTTTAAAGTGTCCACTGTGTGCGCTCGCTGTCGGATACTCTTTAATTATAAGAGTGCCTTGAGTTTTTTGTGCAAGGTTTGTCACCTTATTCTCAAACATCACCTTAGGAAGATTAGTAATCTCTTGAATAGGGATATTCAAGAGGTTCGCGTCAATTCGTTCAGCAATTTTTTCTTCTGCCATTTCCATTGTAATGTACAGAACGTTCCTCCCTTGGAGCAACACGGAGCTAGCAACATGGCACATGAATAGAGACTTGCCGACACCTGTACCAGCAAGCGCGATGTTAAGAGTCTTAGGAGGTAAACCACCTTTAGTGATTTTGTTGAGATATTCGAGATCGAATTCAATTTTCTCTTCCTTCCGATGATAGAGTTCATACCTTTCTTCGTAGTCTGTTAAGTAGTCGTGTCCAATATGAGTATCAAAAGATACTGCAAGAGCATCAGACAAAATAGTGGGGATTGCATCTCTGCCTTGCTTTTCATCTTTTCCATCAGCAAGAGCAATGGATTCCATCAATGCCAAATAAATGGCACGATCTCGACACCACTTTTCAGTAGTGTCCAGCAACCAATCGTAATCTGTCGGAACATCTTCAAGATAACTGATTAGTTTTGTTACTTCCTGAAAGGAAGAATCATTTATATCTTGACGCTTTTCTGCTTCAATACAAAGAACTTCTTTGGTTGCTGGTTGATTATACGCTTCGACAAATTTGAGTACTTCTTCAAAGACCACTTTTTGGTGAGTGTCTTCAAAGTATTCTGGTTTAATAAAAGGAACTACTTTACGAAGATACTCTTCATTATACAAAAGATTTCTTAGAATAAGAATTTCAACTTTGTCCATGAGGTATGTCAAATACAAATGTTATACGTGTCTCATCACCGATATTAACGGTTCCATGAGGTAATTTATTATTGAACCAAAGAAGAGTTCCTGGTTCTACAGTCACACTATCTTCTCCACAAAAATACTGATATCTACCTAAGATTGATAGATGATATCTGTTTCTTGTTTTGTAGTAAGTGCCCTCATCAATATGAGCTCCTACCATTTCATCTATTGGAAGAGAAAGAAATCCACACCTATGTATATCAGCATTTTTGAATTGCTTGCGGATAATCTTTCTTATCTCAGTATGATGAGCATATGCAGGAGTCTTCACATTAATCTCAGAGTCTCCGACAAAATCATCTTTGCTTTTGACTCCACCCATTATAAGTTGAAGTGCGCTTACTGGCAAGTCCGAAAATCCTCTATCAACTAAAGACTGGGAGTCCTTCAGATGTTTCTGATGGTCCCAGTCTTGAGGATACTTCTTCAGTTGCTGTATGACTTTATCAACTTTAATTCCTGTTTTAATAATTTTAATCATTTAATGCATCTTTGTATTTCTTTCGATTAGGTTCATTATCTTTTGGTTTTACCCACCTCAGATTATTCAGATGATTATTAGTAGGATCTGGGTCTTTATGATCTACAAGTGCAGTATCTCTAACCCATTGTCTGGTTTTGGGAGGAATACGAGGTTGTCCTACCATTTCTGGAGTAATTACTTCAAACCATTCATCAGCAATTTCATCTGGAGGATACTCATCAATTGGTCTCCAGGATTCCATAACTGCTCTATGTACAGCAATTTTAAGAGTAATTTCATCCTTTCCACCGTGAGTGGCATATGTATAATCATCATAGAAATCACTTTTTATGCGAATACTAGTATAGTGATAACCACTATTATTCCATTTAGAAAGTAAGTTTCCTTTTTTACCTATTATACCACTCCCAGTTTTAGACACAAAATATCCAGGTATTACTTTTTGATATCTAATTAGAGGTTTAAACTCTTCTTCTCCAAATATATTAATCATTTCAGTTGCCTCCCTTATCATTAGTGAAGTCTCTGATAAAGGTTGCCATCTCAAGAATGTCCTCTCTTGATGGATACTTAGGATACTCCGGAAGTTTGATTGGATTTGGAGCAATAGGATGGTCATCTGCTGATGCCTTTCCTTCTTCTTTTAAATCAATATATCTACTCCAATCATTGGAGTACTTACTTTCAATATCAAGTTTTTCTTGGTTCTTTCTATCCCATTCCAAGACATCTCTATCAAATTGTGCCACAAGATAATCTCTGGCTTCTTGAAACAACTGCAACCGCAGTTCAAAAGCGTTACTCATATTCGTACTGGTAATTTAACGTGTGGGAGTGTATGTGTGTGACAATCCCATGATTATTTATACAGGTTTTTTTCAAGAACCATAACTAAACTCTTCACGAGCAACTTCATCAAGTTTCTCCATCACTTCTGGAGTGAAATATGTTTCAGGATCTTTGAGAATTGCTTTGGCATAAACTTTCTTAGTCTCACCATCAACAGTCATCTCATATCGACCAGCAACGTTTTTCCAAAGTCCGCCAATCTCACCGAGTTCAAGAAGACCATAATATCGATCAAGACCACGCTCATCGTAATACAGACGCACCGTAACATCTTTGTTCTCCTTGCTTAAACGCGACTTAGCAGTCTTTGCCTTGATAAGGTTTCCAACGATTTCTGTTCCATCCTTTTCCTTTTTCTTACTGAGATAAATGATTGTAGAAGCGGCATATTTGAGACCACTACCTCCTCCCATTTCTTTAGTTGGTACATAAGCGCCGATGACATCGTAGGTGTGATTCGTAACGATCATAGGAATGTTTGCTTGACCCAACTTGAGAGTAAGCATACGGAACGCACCTTTAACCAGTTGGGATTTGGTCATGTCACGAACTTGTTTGTCGTTGAGTGCGTCAGTAATCTCTTTCTCTGTGGAAAGCATCCCCAAAGAGTCTAACACAAACATACAGGGTTTGCGTTCATCTTCAGGTTTTTTTAAGTATATATCAACTGCCTTCAAGGCTTTGGTCCTAAACTCTTCAATTGTTACAACATTGACAACAACCAGTCGCTCTAGGTCAATCCCACGACTTGCAATGAGTGACTTATTGACAGCTGCCTCAGTATCAAAATAGAGACAATACCCATCAGGATTAGCGTCAAGGAAATTTTTAACGACAGCGAGGCTGAAGAAAGTTTTTCCAGTGCTAGACTCGCCAGCAATGGCAGTAATCTTATTCCCAGATACACCACCAAATATAGACCCTGAAACAAGTCCGTTAAAAATGTACGAACCCGTGTCAACATACTGCTCAGTTTCGTCGATGTCTGCTGCGAGTTTTGTGTAGTCATCACCAATCTCTTTTACAATCTCTTTTAAAAAATCCATTACCCAAAAAATAGTTCTAAGTTTACAGTTTTCTCAACGCTCCATCCAATGGCATCTAAAATTGCCTTGAGTGGTTCCACAAAACTTTTCTCAAATTGTAGATCATAATCAATGTACTTGTCAAGACCAAGTTCTGTTGGAAAATCTTGAATGAATGAAATTACATTTTCATGAATGATATTTGGTTTTTTCAAATAACAAAATTTAATCTTTTCTCCATTTTGAATTAAGGAATACTTATTTGTAAGTTTTTTCTCTTTGATATAATGATTGAACAAAAGTGCGCCACGGGCATGAATTGGTGTACCTTTAGCGTAAATGTTAGAAGAAGATTTATACTTCTGAACATCAGAGACAGAACGGGGAAATGAAATTTGCTCTGGTGGAAGAGATTTAAACTCTTTACGACATTTTTCAATGTAATCAATGACATCATCTTCAGTTGCTGTCATCAAGAGATTAAACGCATCTTTAAGCATTTTCCTACAAGGTGCAGGTGTAGATGACTTTACTGATTCAATACCCATCACTTTCAATTTTGGTTCAGTGTATTGAACACCTTCGCTGTTCCATACATTGAGAATATATCGCTTCTTTGCAGTCCAGATGCCACGATCAGCGATATTCTCTCGCTTCATGCTCATTTTCTGGTCATATGCCGAAACATAATTCGCAAGTTCTTGATATGAACGTTCAATAAAAGGTTCGAATTTCTCTTGGCAGATCTTGTCAAGTATCTCCACAATTGCTGTTTTGTTGCCAGACTTAGCACCAAAAAATTTATCAACAAGAGGTCCAAGATTAAGATAGATTGAGTCAGTGTCAGATGCAATGACATAATCCTCCGCCTCAGTTTGCAAAAGATTATTTAGATATTGATTCATTTTGTTCTCAATCCAGCGAATCGAGACCTGACCAGACAAAGTAATAGCTTCTGCGTTTGCTAGTTTGTAATACCTGAAGTATTGATTACCAATAGCACCATAAGCAGAGTTAAGAGAAATCTTCTTCGCCATTTGAATGTTGTTACATCTGGCGATCTCCTTTTCAAGTGCTTTAGTAGGCGTCTTCTCATACTGCTGCTTGGCAGCAAGCATTCGCTTTTTGAAGACAACACGATCTCCATACATTTTCTCCATCAATTCAGGTAAGAATCCACGAACATCTTTACGATACATCGCACCATTGGCACAAATCGCATTGTCCTTATACAGTTCAAAGTTTATTTCTTCATTAAGGATCTTATCAACTGTTGACGTTGGGTGTCGTTCGTCGAGTAAGGTCTCTGGTGAGATATTGTACTGCATAATAAGATGGGGATAGAGACTATTAAGGTCAAAACTAACCACCCAATCATACTTTCCTGGAATCGGTTCTTTGACATATGCCCCCGCATACTTCTCATTTTTATCAGAACGTTCTTTTGGTGGAATAACAATATCTCTCTTCTTCAAATAATTGTAAATGATATTGTCCCACATACGGACCTGATAAAACACATCCGCATAGTTGACCTTGGCGTCATATGCCATAGTCAATGCAAGTTCAATGAGTTTCATCTTGTCTTCCAAACGGTCAACAAGTTCTACGTCAACAATGTTATATTCAATAAACTTCTGCCATCCTTTAGTGTAGAAATCTTTGAAAGTATCGAACTCAGAGTGGTCAAGTTTTTTCTGACCCAACTCCACCTCAGCTATGTAGTCAAGACGGTAAGATTCCTGTGCCTTATAAGTAAACTTTTTATACAGATCGAGATAATCAAGTTGAGTCAATCCACCAACATCAAAGGTGACATGCTCACGTCCTTGAATAAAGATTTTACCTTCAGTCACAAGACCCCAGTTGGAGAATCGTTTCATCAACTTCTCTCCAAGCACCCTGTTGAGGCGCTTACAGATGTATGGAATATCGAACAGTTGGATATTCCAACCAGTCACCACGTCAGGTACATCCTGCATCCAATAGTTGATGAAGTTGCTCAGAAGTTCATGCTCAGTATGACAATGATGATACGTAACATTATCCTGCTTGTTTGCAAAAGGTTTAACTCCCCAAGTAGTAATCTGCTTGGTGGTGTAATCCTGAATTGTAATCGCAAGAATTTCTTCCTGAGCAGATTCAACATCAGGGAATCCGTATTCAGCAGTGGTCTCAATATCAAGAGTTACTAATTTGATCTGACTGATGTCAAACTTGATTTCATCTTCAGGATACTTCTCAGAAATATACTGATAGATATACCTATCGTTTCCATAGATCTCAAATCCATCAACACCTTCATACTTTTTGTAGAATTCTCTACAATCACGTACTGTGCCTGGATGAACTTCTTCTACAGAGTCTCCACTCAATGTTCTATATTTGGCATTCTTTTTACTCTTCACATATAACGTAGGAAAAAATTCATCTCTGAATTCAAACCTTCTACCATTTTCTACTCCACGAACTAAAACTTGATTGCCAATTAGTTGAACATTAGTGTAAAACTTCATTCGTCGTCATCATTAAAAAAAGAACCAAACATACCACTACTTCCATGGTCTCTATTTTCCAACATATCCATGATTTCGTCAATCTTCTTGCATTGTTCCATGGAATGAAGAATATCTGATAGTTGCTTTACAACCATCGGTTTTTCATTTACTGCAGCATACTTAATTGCTGTCCTCAGATGAGATTCTGATTCTAGCAAATGCTCAAGTGTTTTTGTCGATAGTGCCATTATTCAATAAGTTCTTTATATTTGTCGAGAAGAAATTCTCTAGGTTCCGAAATCGTAAAAATTTTATCGGAACTAATCATGAATTCTTGATCGTCTGTATACTCCCATAAGAGTGGATTGAGTGTACCATCAGGTGATGCTTGAAATGGTTTAACCAGCTTACAATCTGGTTCTCCAACATCAGCACCAACTTCCTCAATCTGACTGATCATCACCAGTCCGTCCATTGTCGATATTAGTTTGATCGGCAGGGTTGTTTTGTCTGTCATTGTTTACTACGTCTTCGATGTACATTTCTTTGAGTTTAGCAGTTGGTTCTACCATAGTAACCAACCAATCAGCAGGGATAGGAATATTTTTCTCTGCAGATAATGGAATCCATGGGAAAAGTGTAACTTCAAATCCACTTTTTTTGAGTGTTGATTCTGGATCATCAGTCAAAATGTTAGGATTACCCATTTTAATGATGCATGGTTTATCTAGAAAATATCCAACAACTCTAGGATTATCTTCTTGACCGACATTCATTTCCGAAACATCAGCAATGATGTCTTCACCAGATTTCAAAAGTAAAAGTTTAATGGTCATTTTCCAACTCCATAATCTGGTGCGGTTTTTTCAAGTTCACTAATAGTTCGATGAAGTTTCTCTACGGCTTTGCGAGTTTCTTCAGTCTCTTCCCATTCCCAAGTGTTGCCTTTACTGTCTACAAATTGTCTTTTAGTCATACAGTTCTGTTTTTCATTATTTTAGCAAGAAAAAAGAGGGGCGTCAACTGGATTTTGCCAGTTGCCCCTCGGCGTCAGCGACGACGATATTCATTTTTATTTAGACAGTCGGTGGAGTATATGACCGTACAAGATGAGGTCGGTAAATAGCACTCTTATCTCTTTCAATCAATGCATTAACTGTACTTTGATATGTATCAGTCATAATTTTTGGATAAAGACCAATCCCAATGATGGGAACAAGAAGAGCACTAATGACATAAATTTCACGAGGTTCTGCATCAACTAGATTAGTATGCGAAACTAACTCTTTATTTGGATTTCCATAGAAAATCTCACGCAACATAGAAAGAAGATATATTGGTGTCAAAATTACTCCAATACCAGCAAGAGCACATATAAAGACTCTAAACGGAAGTGAATATACACTATCAGTTGCGAATCCAGCAAAGACCATTAACTCGCTCACAAATCCACTCATGCCTGGGAGGGCAAGAGATGCCATGGAACACATTGTCCACAGAGCAAACATAACCTTCATGTTCTGACCAACACCACCCATCTCGTCCAACTGAAGAGTATGAGTCCTATCGTATGTTGCACCCACTAGGAAGAATAGAGATGCACCAATCAAACCATGACTGATCATTTGCAACATTGCACCAGTGGTTCCAAGAGCACTATAACTACCAATCCCAATCAACACAAATCCCATGTGACTAATCGAACTATATGCGATCTTCCGTTTGAGATTTCTCTGTGCAAATGAGGTCAATGCGGCATAGATGATATTCACTACACCAAAGACAATCAACAGAGGTGCGAAGACTGCATGTGCTTCAGGAAGCAATTGACAGTTGAATCGCAGGAGTGCATATCCACCCATCTTCAAAAGAATACCCGCAAGCAACATGTGAACTGGTGCAGTTGCTTCACCGTGTGCATCAGGCAACCAAGTATGCAAAGGCACAATTGGTAGTTTGACACCAAATGAAATCAAGAATGCAGCATAACACCACAGTTGGAAATTCTTAGGGAATCCCTGTTGTGCAAGATAAGTGTACTCAAAGTTGGGAGGACCACCTGCCCAGAACCCCATAGCAAGTCCTGCAAGGAGGATGAACAGAGAACTACCTGCTGTATAGATGATGAACTTTGTCGCAGCATACTGACGTTTCTTGCCCCCATAGATGGCAAGCATCAGGTAGACAGGAACAAGTTCAAGTTCCCATGACAAGAAGAACAGGATCAGATCCTGAACTGCAAAAACCATGATCTGTCCACCATCCATGATCAGGAGTAAGAAGTAGAACAGTTTTGGTTTGAATTTCAGTGGCCATGCAGCAAGTGCTGCAAGACTTGTAATAAAACTTGTCAGGAGGATTAGAGGCATCGAAAGACCATCCACACCTACTGACCATGTGAGACCCAGTTGGGGAACCCACTGGACTCGTTCGGACATTTGTAATCCACTCACTGAGGGATCATATCCGTAAATATATGCAGCAGCAGTAATTAGAAAAACAGTTAGTGTGACTCCAAGAGAGTACCACTTAACCACTTTGTCTTTATCGGGAAGAAAAGGAATGAATAATGCTGCCGCAATTGGAAATAAAATTGCTAAACTCAACCAGGGCATATTGTAAACACAAGGTCAAAATCTATTATAGCATCAAAAAGGGGGTATTAAAACCCCCTTTGTGTTGATATTAAGTTTTAAGGTGTTGTTAGGAAAATTTCTGCTGTGGGTGGTCCATTAGGGTAGTGCGCTTCCGAGGGTCCAACTGCTAAAAAGAGTCATTGTGGTTCCAATTAAAAGAGTGGCGGCTGTCCAGTTCATAAGTCGTCCTCCTATTTGTACATAACTATCTATATTATACTGTATCACTATGATACACTTCTGTATCAACCGCAGCAGAAATCGGTCAGGATTTATAGATAATCCTTCCTCTTATGATGATCAGGAACAATCCTTCCAAGAGTGACGTTCAGTAACCCATCCTCAAAAGTAACTGATCTAACTTCCGTTTCGTCGCTGAGGGTCCATGCTCTTGTGAAACTTCTTTGAGCCACTCCCCTATGGAGATAATTTGTGCCTGTGTCATCTGGTTCCTTTTGTCCTTCGACAAAAAGTTTTCCGTCTTGTGTGTAGACATTGATTTCTTCCTTTTTAAATCCTGCGAGTGCTAACTCAAGCCTGGATTCCGTATTGTTGACCTGAATTAGGTTGTATGGCGGATAATTCGATGATGTTTCGTGCTGCTTAAACAGTCGATCGAATGTTTCATCCATTCCTATACTGTACTTATTTATACGATCAATAAGCGCAGGAAGATCTGTCGCCGTATAACGTGCGAGATTCGTCATTTTTCTTAGCTCCTTTAAAAGCGAGTTTGTATTGTGTGGACCCTTTCGGCATCCACTACTATTTAATCACATAACGAAAAAAGGAGATACGGTAAGAACCGTACCTCCTTTTGGGGGTTTCCGACTTTTGAAGCGACCGCACGAAAGATCGCATTCTTATTTATTCGGTTTCCTGGGTCTTTCCTTTCTTACCAATATTATACTTCTGCTCTAGAACCCACTCAGACTTATCCTTGTAAGCAAGAACTTTGATTTGATTCAAAGGAGCAATATCAGCAACAGATTCTTCTTTGACAATAGAAATCAATCCCCAGTCAGAAAGCAGACGAGTAATACGATTACGACGTTGGACATCATTCACCGTAAGATTAGCGTGTTTACCATCCAGGGCAAACAGTTCTTTAAAGTGAACAATAAAGTATCTGCCTTGCTTATGCAGGATATGGCAGGACTGATAAAGTTTCTTCTCTTTCCGTGAGGCAACTCCAATACGAGTCAAAGTCTCACGTACCTTCAAAAAGTCATCAGGTTCATTGAGGAGCACCTCAACCATCTGATCTTGGGACCACTGTACCGTTGGTTCAACCGTAGCACTCATTTCATTCCTCCAGTGTCAAGTCGTTGTTTAATAAAGTTAATTTGTTCTTTTGTCAGGATTTTCAGTGCTTGGGATGCTTTTTCATTACTATAACCATAGTATTGTTTTACACATTCTAAGTCTGTGACTTTATCCTTACGGAGCCAGGGAGAGAATCTCTTCTTTTTCCTCAAAGTATTTAGGAAAAACGAATATTGCATATCTTTGTCTAAGAAATGATACTTGTTCATTTCATTTGCAAACATGACACAATCAAGGTGCCCAGACAAACAACGATTAACGATATATGGAGGGTAAGAGCTAGTGTCTTCACTTAGGTCTTCTTTCGTAAAATTAATAGAGTTCAGCCAATCCTTCAGTTCCATAATTAAAAAGTAAAAGTTCTTTACGATCCTTCTGATCACGCATGTATTCACCAACTGAACGCATGGTATATGTCAAATCAAACTCTGCGGCACTCCACATCTTAAATCTATCTTTTACAAGTTGATTTGAGTTATAACTGATCAACTGAGGCATAAAGCATTCATCACATCTTCTTGCAAAAACGTCATGATCAAATCCTTTATGCATAGATCCTTTCTTGCCATACAAATTATCTTTGATGTCATATGGAGGATCAAGATAAACGAAGGTGTCACCCTCATTGTCCATCAGATGTTCATAAGGAAGATTGGTAATCTTCCAATTTCGAATTAGTTGAGTGTATCCTTGAAGTTTTTCAATCCCTCGCATTGAGAAGTTTGAGTCAGATGCTTGGGCGCTAAAGGATGAGGACTCAGTGAGACCAGAAAAAGAGCACTTGTTAATAACGTAGAAACTACAAGCACGATATAAAGGGGAAATGGAAGTGTCATTTACTAACTCCTTTGCTTCTAGAAATAGTCCCTTTGCAGATCCACGATCTGGAAAGCGAGACTTAAGTTCTTGAAGTCTCTTGTACATTTTGTATCCATCAGTCTGGAGAATAGTCCAGAAGTTTACCAATGGTTCATACAAATCATTTACCCAAATTTTTAGATTGGGATACTTTTTGGTAATGTGCAACGCTACACTACCGCCACCAAGAAATGGTTCCCTATATTCTTTATAATCCCTAAGATCAGGAATATAAGGATCCATTTTCAAACAAGCTCTGGATTTTCCACCAGGATAACGAAGAGGTGTTTTAAACGATTTCATCAGACAATCAGTTTCTTTTTAGGAGGAGTTTCAATGATAGAAAACATTTCAGTATAACTATCAACAATTTGCTCTTGTGGTTCTGCAATATAAACAAGATACGATTTAGTAATCGTAAGTTCTGTGTCCTTGTCTTTGAGAAGAGGAGACCAAGGAGCGAATCCCATTTGATTATTTTGAGCAGGAATTGCAACAATAGGATTCATAACGGTGAATGAAGTTTCATCTTCTCTGATCAGATCAGCAATAACATCTTCACCAGATTGCATACGAATAAGTTTTACGTTCATTTTACAAAAGTCCAGGTTTGTCAGGTTTATATAGGAGAACTCCATCTACTTTTTGTAGGAGTTCAGACATTTGTCCATAGAGAAGACGATATCCAGTTCCAACATACAATTGTCCTAGAACAACTGCAACTGTTGCAGTTCCCCAGAAAACATAATAGAAACGAGATTTTACTTGTGCTCTAAGTTTTTGTTTGTCGTTTTTCATTTGAATTCACACTCCATATAATTTAAAATCATTTTTTTTATTTCTGGGTTAGAGTTTTCAGCAACTTCCTGCAAGTATTCTTTTCTTGCAGTAACCCATGCAGCATGAGCATCATCCTCATTATCAAAGTTTCCTATTTGATACAGTTTACCATACTTTTTAATCCTTGCACGATATTTTCCACGTTCAAGAGTGAGTCCTTTTTTCAATCCATAGGATGAAGCACGTCCTTCAGAAATTAATTTATTGAGATCTTGTGTAATAAAAATGCAAGTATCTGGTCCATAAACTTTGTTTCCATACACTTTCAAATCTTTATCTAAACACTTATTCCTCCAGTCTTGAGTTTCCATCCAGGACTTAAATACGGAAAACTTATGCCACTCTTCAACAACTGAACATCCAATATAAGGTGTCTCAAGTCCAGGACGACGCTTTGCATCATCCATATAGCACCTTACAATCATATTTCTCCAAGTATTATAATACGGACACATTGCACGTTTTCCATCTATGGTAGGATTCACACTATAGTCTGCGTCATTAATGCCCACACCACATATCTTTACCTTTGCTCTCATTTGAATTCACACTCCACCATAATTTCGGTTAAACACGCAAGCATGTTGATTTCTTGGTCTGCTACAAATGCTCCCTGATACTGATACTTAGCAATAACCAGCACAGCAGCAGGAATGCTATTGTTTTCAAGGGCATCATAAAGAGCATCGTAAATACGACGCAGAAGTACAGTAGTATCATTGTCCAAATTAGCAACGATCCACTTTCGTACCTCAGGGAAGTTTTTAGTCTTGAGATTTTTGACCAGTTCATTTACCTTTACATCACTAAATGTTGCCAAAATACCAGCATCAATTTTACCGCCAGCAGAATAACGTTGACACTCATTCAACACACGTCGCCAATCAGGGAAATGCTTATTAATCAGTTCTACCAAGACCTTGTGATCATATTCAACGCCTTCTGCATCCAAGATTTGTTGGATACGTTTGAAGAAGGATGCTGCGATTGCTGGTTTTTGCTTCCCTCCAATTCCGAACTCGACCACCGCGCATCGGGAGTGGAGAGGTTCGATAATTTTGTTTTTGAAATTACAGGTGAAGATGAATCGACAGTTGCCACTAAACTCCTCAGTAAACGCCCGTAGGAGGAGTTGTACGTCGTTTGTTGTGTTATCTGCCTCATCAATGATGATGACTTTGTGTTTAGCAGTTGATGCAAGCGAAACGGTCGAAGCGAAGTTCTTCGCAGTGTTTCGGACAGTATCGAGGAATCTACCCTCATCGGATCCATTGATGACATAGACATCTACTCCAAGTTCATTACAGAGTGCTTTAGCAACAGTAGTCTTTCCACATCCTGCAGGACCTGCAAGAAGTAGATTAGGAACTTCTCCCTTATCAAGAAAGTTTTGAAATGTAGTTTTGATATTCTCTGGGAGAATACATTCTTCAATAGTTTTGGGTCGATATTTTTCAACCCAAAGAAATTCATCACGCATAATTAATCACAAAGGGTAAAATTAAAAGACAAGGTTTTTCTTGTCAGATCACTATTATGTGGGGTTACTCCATGCAGAAGATATGAAGGGAATACGATCATATCACCAGGATTAATAGAAGTATACCAGCAATCTCCCAAATTGATAAGTTTATCAATTTTCGGAGGAATTAATCCAGCCAATCTATGTTGAAAATAAAATCTTGAAAAGTTTTCTCCAACATTAGCAAAGAAAACTGCAGCAAAATCGCATTCAATATGATGATGGACTTCTTGAAAGTTTCCTTTTGAATAGTAATTTATCCATGGACTACCAATGTCGATATTTCCCTCATATCCTATTTGCCTTGAAAATTCTTGAAGGGAAGGATTTAAATACTCTTTCCATTCTTCTTTAATAAGACTGATAGTTTTTACATTACAATTAGACGCCCAATTGTGATCTTGAGATTTACTTTCTTCTAGTAAATCAATTAAAGATATAATCTGTTCACAATTTGGCACCTGAAACTGAAAGTAAAAATCCGTTGGAAATAATTGTTTTAGGTTCATATCCATTCAGGTTTACGTTCAGGCATACGAAGATAATTATCTTTCACCCATGGTTTAGACGCAATATACATCTTGTATTTTGTGTAGATGTCAACAGTTTCATCATACTTGAATTCATCAGGTCCTGCAAATACAAAAGGAGTCGGTCCTTTACCACTGCGACCTTGTGGGTCTGCACATGGAAGAATTTCGTTTGCTGCCATCAGAGTATTGAAACAGGTATGTGGTTTACCATACCTCAATGCATATTCATCACACAGAGCAAATCCATGAGCAAGCAACCACCTCCAGTTGTTCACAAAGGAGTTTGCCCATATAGTACATGGATGATTACGAAAAGCACCCTTCTCAGTAGCATAGGGAGTACCATCTGCCTTGGGAAGAGTACCAAATCCGTGACCCCATTTGTCAGAGCATACAATAGCAAGCATCTGACAAGTCTCTAGAGGCATCTTGACGATATGTTTGTCAGGAAGAACTCTAGCAGACTTCAAAGGATTAGGGTCAGTAACAAAAATGTTCATTTCACTAGGTCGGTGTTAATTATGATTCTATTCTTGTATTCTGACGGAGAAGATCCAGTATGTAAATGCCTTCCATCAAAAATTAACAATCTGTTTTGCTTTGGAAAAACCTTTTTTAATACACTCATTTTAGAGGTGTCGATGGTTTTTAAAGAATCATAATCAAAACATTTTTGATCATAAATTGTAGTTTCCGCATCAGAATCAGTAATATAAAATACTGAAGCTATGTGATCAAAATATTCATCGACGTGAACACTATGCTGATGCTTAGAAGGAGAATATGTAACCATATCAATTCTCGATTTTGTTACTGTTCTACATTTAGTTGTATCCAACAATCTAATGTAAAATTCTCTTAGATAATGATAAAACAATTCTTCATTGATTATCTCTTCTTCATAAACTACAGGGTGTTCAAATCCATAGGAAAAAAGACTATCAGAAGAATCACCGGGAAAAGTGATACAGTCTTTATAAAACCAAATGAATGCTTTTGACGTTATGACAGATTTTACCTCCGAAAAAAATTTAGGAGGTAAAAAATTATCAATTACAATTGGATCCATCAAACAAAAGTAGAGTCAGGTTCCAAGGCAATGTAGTAGGTCAAATCATGATTCTTAGAAGTAAATCGTGACAAGAGTTTTTGTGACACAACCACTTCATAAGTTCCAGGCAGAACTTTGATATTCTCAACCTTAAAGTTGAAAGAGAACTCCTTGTCAGTTTCGCCAACGATGACTGCAAAATCATTAGAAGTATCGTTCTTTTTGTCACGAACAACCAATTTTACTACACCATTCTCTCCAATAGCAGAAAGATCGGGGAGTTGATAAACAGAAGATGCCTTCAACAGTTTCTCAAGTTGCTCAGTGCTCAGTTCAAAACATACATCTTCAGTAGGAAGTTGAATTGCTTTATCAGGTGGAGTAACAATTACATTAGGATCTGCGAAGAAATACTTAGAACGAGATCGACCTTCTCGAATAACAACATATCCATCATTGGCAAAATCAAGTTCTGGATTTTGATGCAGACTCAAACCATTAAGGAACTGGTTGAGATCATAAACTCCGAAGTCCTTAGAGAACTCCTCTTCAATATTTGCTTCAGCGAGAATGTTTTTCATCACGCTGATAGTACGAAGTTTGTTGCCTTCTTTTACCAAAATGGATTGATTGATAGAAGAGAAGTTTTTCAGTACAGAAATGGTTTTATCAGACAGTTTCATAGTGTTGGGTTTCAGTTTCATCACTGGTTGTAAGTTTCACGTTGTGCATTTTTGTCGTTGAAATGCATCAGAAGCACAGCATAATGCAGGATCTTCATAATGTCACGACGGGCAGTGCCTTTCTTATCATAGCGAGAGGCATACTTGAGAATGTTACTGCGGCAGAAGGATTCACCATCACCACAGGCATCAATCAAATCAAGTGTTTGGATTTTATCGTCACCAGCAGAGTAATGTTGATTGTATGTTGCAGAAATATAGTCAGCAAGTTCTTTAATAATTCTCGATTCACTATACTTAAATCGATTTTCGTTTTTAGAATCAGGAATCATGTCATCAAGTGAGGTGTCAACAATAAAAGTATTTTCGTCCATTTTTAGTTCATCAGATAGGAAAGACCATGAGTTTGCCATAATTATATCAGCATCCTGCCTCCTGGTCAACATAAACCTTTTCACCAGTAGCAGTCAGATCGAAGTCTTCATCGACCTTATCATAGAGTTCCAAGAATGCCTGCTTGGTTTCATCATCAAAACGATTTACACAAACTTCAATCGCCTTTTCTTTATCACCAAAGATGCCATATGCCTTTACAATGTGAACCAGACGACGAGTAGAGATGATTTCCTCAATACCACCATCATAGAAAGTCTTGCGAATGATGTCAGCCCAGTCTGCAAGACGCTTGCAGAAAATCTCATCATCACAGAGTTTGTTCAGAATGCGAGTTTCAATAGCGACAGTAGGATACTCTTGCTCAAAGGTTACAGGGAAACGCTCAAGGAATGCTTCGTTCAGAACATTAGTGCCGATGAAACGACCGTCATCAGAACCCTTACCCTTAGTGTTTGCAGTTGCAATCACGTTAAAACCAGGAGAGGGTTTGATAAAACGACCAATCTTTTTCAGGAAGACACCTTTTCCTTCGAGGATCGATTGAAGGCAAAGAATTTTGTTGGAAGCCAAGTCAATCTCGTCAAGCAATAGAACCGCACCGCGCTCCAAGGCTTCGATGACCGGACCATTGTGCCAAACGGTTTCACCATTGACAAGACGGAATCCACCAATGAGATCATCTTCATCTGTTTCAATAGTAATGTTTACACGGATGAGTTCCCGATCCAACGCTGCACACGCTTGTTCAACCGAGAATGTTTTACCGTTTCCAGAGAGACCAGTAATGAACGATGGATAGAATACACGGGACTGAATAATTTTTTTAATATCACCGAAATTGCCAAACTTGACGAAGGAATCATCTTTCTGAGGGATAAGGTTTTGCTCTACTGCAGGCAATGCTGCAGGTCCATTGTAAGTTACTTCCAGTTCTTTTACAGTCTCTTTTGTTACTTCAAGGTTCCATTTACCACGACCAACTTTGAAATCAGCAAGTTTGTTGGTGATGGTTTGATAATTAAAGTCATTCATGTTGCAGAATGCTTTGATCTCAGCAGAAGTCACAGACTCACCATACGATTCGCGGAGACAGTTGATGATGCTTTCTTTGGAGAGACCCATTGGGTTGTTTGTTTTAACTGAAGTTATTATAGAGCATGAAAAAGGGGTCTTAAGACCCCAGTGTTCACTTCTCAGATCGTCCGTATTTATATCGCATAGCCTGGAGCAACCATGCCTGAGTAAGAGACTTAGGACCATTCTCAAGAATATCAATTACCTTAGGATCCTTCTCTGATGCTTTCGCAATTTCTCTCCAGTTGTCTTTGTATTCGGTCATGCTACGAGAGAAATAAATTCGCCAAGAACTTTCTTATTTAGTTTCTTAGTCTTCAAAGACTTGATAAATGCGGACTTGATCTTTGCTTTAGTTGCACCTTCATCTACATCAAACTCAGAATCTTGAGACAGAGCAGAAGAAGACAGAGCAAAGTAAGCATCATATCCAGAATTTTTAATACAAAAACTCCTGAGTTTTTTCCAACTTTGGATATGTTTTTGATGCGTCAAACTATCACTGTACATACGAATGAAAGAATTCACATCTCTTCCTTCAAGAACTCGCATACCGATAAAATTAACGGAAGGAAAGTTTTCTTTTAGATTTTTCAAAAGAAGATCAGTGAATTGATGCCACCTACAATCAACCATATAAGTAGTTCCCAATTTGCGGTCACGAACATAAGTGCATTCAGGAACTAGACGACGCTGACCAATCCAAGAAGTATCTTCACGTTTGATTTCAACATGACGAGTAAGAGGATTTGCTTCACCATCAGTCAAAACAAGACAGTGTACTTTCTGCAATTTGTTCTCAGATTGGAATTGAGGAATAATTTGATGAAGCGTTACAAGAGATTCATTGAGTGGTGTTCCAGAAAGACCCAGTTGCTCTGCAATAGAGTAAGGAGTTCCCCAGGAACGAGAATAATACTGAGCAATACGCCAGATATTAATCATTTGGCGCTCCAATTCTTTTGTAGAAGTTTTACTAGTGAGCATGTTCATCATAGTAAACTTTTCACTTACACAAAGAAGATTTTCTTTTTTCTCATAGTGAGAAGGAAACTCTGCCGCGATAAATTCATTCTTGTCATAATCAAATGTTTCACGATTCCATTCATTTGTAAATGCATAGACATCAAAAGGAATGCCCGTTTTGTTGCAGAACCAAATAAGATTGAATAGTTGCTTACAAGTATCTGTAAGAACATTACTCATAGAACCACTCCAATCAAGAACAAATACTAGTCCATGATTTTTACCATCGGCAAAAGTAGTTACTTTCTTGAAAAGATCTTCATTGTACTTGTAAGTATGAAGTTTAGTGCAGTCCAAAACACCAGTGCGAGCAGTGTTGGCACGGGCATAAGAATCTGCTGCTTTCTTACACTCAAACTCTTTCACCAGATAGTTGACTTCTTTCTGTGCAGACTTCTTGAATTTTTTAAACTCTCCATCAACTTTTGAAAAAAGAAGTTCTTCTCCATTATCAGACCTTCTGCTGATTTGATAATCAAAATACTTGGTAATTGCATCATGAACATCTTTGTTCTTAGCAATAACTGTATCGAGATTTACTTTAGGAATCTCCACATAAAGATTATCCATACCATAATTTGATACAAGATCCCGAAGACGTTCTTCAAGTTTTTCAGCAGTAGTGACCTTTAGTTCATCATCATAGTCAACTTCTACACCCTGCTTATTATTTTCACCTTCCTTGATTTCTGGAACTTCAGTTTGACCCTCACCAGAACTACCTTCAGTAGTTTCAGATTGAACTTGAGGTTGCTGTTCCATTTCTGGTTGCTCAGTCTCTCCACCTTCAGATTGAGGAGTCATGTGAACATCAGAAATTTTTTCCTTTTCTTTTTTTTCTTTACAAAATTTATAGAGTGCTTCAGCAGCAACCAAGACATCTGCAAAAGTCTCTGTATCAGAAATCAAATCAATAATTTCCATCTCCTCACTACTCTCGATTGGAATCTGAGTATAATTTCCAATCTTGAACCACAAATTTGCACGATCCGCAAGATTCATCTTAGAAATATCTTCATTCTTGAGACAGAAAAAATCTTCTTCATGAAGTTCTTTATATCCCCGAAAAAATGTCTTACCAAGACCAAGATATTTTCTCTTCATCAATTTCTCAATTCTTGCATCCTCAACGATATTGATGAATGAGTGAGGAATTTCTTCCGGAGGATCTTCATCGGGAGTAAAGAGAGCATGTCCGACCTCGTGCCCCACAAGGAGATCGTAAACATTGTTACTAGCATTATCCCACTGAGGAAGAGTCAAAACTCTAGTGTGAACATTAAACTGAGCCGTTTCAACAGGACGATGCTCAACCACAAGATCCTCAGTGGCAAGCAGTTTAGCAAGTTGTGACTTGATTTCGTGCTTGATGGTCATTCGATTTCTCTCGTATGAATCCATAATAGGATAAAGTCGCCTCTATCCAAAACTATCTGTGACACTATAAAGACTGTCTACCTGTAATCATATGAGGAATCTGTAGTTGCACTACATTTTCCAAATGGCATGAAATTCATAGCTAAAGAATATCTATCTTCTTCTTCCATGTGAATATCAGTAGCATGACGTAAGGAACTTGGAAAGATAATCATTGTCCCTTTTTTTGCTTCCATTTCAACTGTGCCATATGGAAGAAATCCATTCTGCCCTTTAGAATCCACATAGATTGCAGGAATGTTTTCACTAATTAATAATAAAGGACAACAATCCTCGAAGTAAAAAACTGAACTCCATAAAGAGTTACAATGAAAATGTCCATGAATACGTTTTCCTTTAGAAGTTTTAGTAAACCAACTGCTACTCATCTTTAAAGGATGTTCATATTGCCATTCTTGGAGACATCCATTTACTACAATTTCTATTTCCTTTGTTAATTTAAAATGATCTTTTAATACTTCTTTATTTACAGAAGCTCTATTATGAGATTTATGAGTCCATTCATCATCATTATTTTTGTATGAATTAAGAACTTTTTTAGTAGAGTCCAATAAAAAAGAACAATCTACAGAATAAACAGATGTTGGAAATATTCTTGAAATTTTTACACCAATTTGATTGTGCATAATTAAACTGTATCAAATATATCTATGGTGGGAAACCACCCGATACTTTTAAGTAGAGTTATATCCGCCTGATTATCTACTCTTTCTCCAGGAGTATTTTCTTTGACGGGTAAATGACCCATATCCATTGCTTTAGCAAGTTCTTTTACAGAAACTGATCTTCCAGTTCCAATTGTCACAGGTCCAGTAATACTAGAAGATGCCAAGTAATGAATTGCTCTACATACATCCTTCACATGAATCCAATCTCTTTTATGATTGGTCACATACTTTGCAGTCTTATCTTGAAGCATACGATACATCATATTAGGACGACTATCAGGACCATATACTGTGGTAAATCTCATTCCCACCGAATTAGGTGGTGCCATCATCTCATTAATCCATTTTGACATTGCATATGGATTCTCCCAATAATCTTCTTCAACGGCACTTGAGGATGCATACAAAAGACGAGTATTTGTTTCTCTGCACCACTCAAACAATCTCTTAGTTTTTACTACATTATTTTCATAATATTTTTGAGGTTTAGCAAGACTTTCTCTAATGTCTGCATACGCAGCCAAATGAATGACAAGATCATAATCTCCACCACGAAAGTCTCCAATATCTTCAGGATGATCAATCCCATCTACATTGACATACCCCAGTGTTTCTTGCCAATCAAGAAACACATTACGACCAATAAATCCTTTATGTCCAGTGACCAATACTCTCATGACGACATCCTACTAAATCCTTTAACCTTCTCAAATTTAATTACATTTTCAAACTTATCATGAAGCGATTCTTTATGAGAAATCACAAAGACATTTGCATCTTTAATTACGTAACGGATAATTTTTAAAAATTCTTCTGTACCAAAACCATCAAGTGAACTGTCAAATACTTCGTCCATAATCAATAGATTTGTATTAACTGAGTTCTTCATTCTGGCAACTTCACGCCAGGTGAAGAGTAGTGCCAAATCGATTCTCATTTTCTCTCCCTCGCTGAAAGAAGAATAAGAAAAGTCTTCGTGAATGGGGGACTGGACGGTTTCGTTGAATTCCTCATCAAGTGTGAAGTTAATGTAGAAGTCCATCATTTGTAAATAACGATTGACTTGCTGATTTATCAGCGGTAGATACTTCTTAATGATTTTGGATTTTACGCCACCGTCTTTTAGTAAACTATACGAAAAATCGTAATAATTGATAGTGTCCCGTCTATTAGCGAGCTCGTCGTATGTTTCTCTTAAGTTGTCTTTAAAGGATTCTAACTTCTCATGTTCAATATTTCTATTTGCAAGTTGATCGGTAATTCTTTGAATTTCCGATTCCAAATCTCTGATTTGTCGTTGACATCCAGAGATTTTAGTATTGTTTTTAGAAATGCCATGTGTGAGGGAAGTAACCTCCTTACTTACGGTTAAAAAGTGACGCTCTCGCTCTTCCTCCTTATTAATCGCATCCTCCAGTTCCTTGTAACCAGATTGCAACTCCTTTGCCTTATTTTGAGCGTCGGTAATTCTATTTATTCTGAAGGTCTCCTCAATTGCTTGATCACAGGTAGGACAAACCGTATTTTCGGTAAAAAATTTATGTTCCTTAGTAATCGTTGATACTTTGTTAGAAATCTTACCTTTCAGATTACCAAGTGTACGAAGTTTATCTGTGGCACCTGAATAACTTTCAAGTCTTTTTTCCAAAGAAGAAAGTTCTGTATTCATATCAGTACAAGCATTTAGCAAGTCATTCTCTTCACTCAAAAGATCTTGAATCTTGCTTTCTTTCTGCTTAATATTTTCCTTTCCCCTATTTTCAAGTTCTTCGATAAAATTTTCTTGCATCTTAACTTTATCGTTAAAAGATTCTTTCTTAAGTTCTAGAACCTTAATATCTTCTCTTGTCGCACGAATTTTTTCTTTGAGTACATTATTCATCGTAGAAAAGATACGAATATCAAGAAGATCTTCAATAACTTCTCTACGATTCGATGCAGTAAGTTGCATGAAAGGTACAAACGTGCTACTACCCAGAATTACAATTTGAGTAAAAGATTTGTAATTCATCTTTAGAACATTTTGTTCAAACCATTTTTGCTGATCATTAGCAGAAGCAGCTTGATCCAATAGAGAATCATCTCTCCAGATTTCAAAGACCGCTGGTTTAATTCCTCTAATAACTTTCCATTTTGTTCCAGCAATCACGAAGTTCACTTCAACTTTACAATCTTTTTCGTTTACTGAATTAGCAAGTTGAGGTTTATTAATTTTACGAAATGGTTTACCAAATAAAGAAAAAGTCAAGGCATCAAGAACCGTTGACTTACCAGCACCATTAGTACCGATGATTAGATTTGTAGAATTTTCAGTTAAATTAATTTCAGTAAATTGATTACCAGTGCTAAGAAAATTTTTCCAGCGAATTTTTTCAAATAAAATCATGATCGGATTTAGGAGGAATTACGAAATCATTTTTGGTTATAACAGCATACTTGCAATCACTCATCTCGCAAGTTTTTATCATTATCTCATCGTCAATTTCTATGATGTGCATTTCTGGACTTCCATCTTCTTCCAGCATCATAGCAAATCTAATAGCATCATCTTCTTGCTCAAAAATATAAAGAACTTTTTCTCCACTTTCATCAGCAACAGAATATGCACCTTCTGTTTCTCTTCCAGTTATAGTTAAGATGTACATTTTAAATCATTTCACATGCTTCTCGATAAACTTCGTTGATGACTTTTCTTATAGTCGCTTTATCAAGATCAATTTCTGCCTCCTGAATATATCTATTCAAGATAGAAAGCGTGTCTTCTGATTCAAATGCTTCGAAGTTTTCAGACTCTTGAATTGCAAAGTTTTCTACAACTTTAAGTTCTGCAGCTGCATCAGTAATTCTATCAATAAACTTTTCAAATTTTTTAAGATCGGTTTTCTTTCTAACAATAACTTTTACAATTTTATTTTCATACTCTCTAAAATCAAATGTTTGATGATTCGTATCTTCGTAATAGATATTGTAAAAAAGACGATAAGGATTATCTACCGGAAAATGTTCAAGAGTTTCTGTATCAAAGATGGTGAATCCTCTCCGATCACCGACATCGTTCCAGAACATCTCATAAGGGTTGCCCAAGTAGTAGATTCTTCCGTCATTCGATCTAGTGTGGTAGTGACCGCTGAAGACTTTGGAGAACTTCTTAAATAACTCGCTTGCAAGACCATGTTCCATGACGAGTTGATTATTAACTCTAAATCCTTGGAGTTCAAGGTGCCCCATCGCGCAGTGGCAATTTGAACTTTGAGTAAATCTAATAGTGCTTTCCTCATTTTCTTTATTAATCCATGGGATGAATAATATATCTAGTCCACCAATTGTAACTTCCGATGCAGAATCATAGACATATACATTATCATACTCACGAAGAAGAAGGTCTACTGCATTAACTTTATTTGTATTCTTATAGTATGCTGTATGATTACCGACAATAGTATGAACTGTAATGCCCATGCGGTTTAGACGATCATAATAATTATCTTTTGCCCAAGCGAGTGCAGAAAAATTAATTCCAGTACGATTATCAAATGTATCTCCCATATCAACAATGGTTGTAATACCATGCTCTTCCAGATATGGAAAAAAGACATCATTATAAAATTTTAAAAAATAATCATGAAACAGTTTAGAGTTCTTACGAGCACCAAAATGTTGATCTGTAATAATTGCTATTTTCATCAATAACGCAGTTTACTATGCACAGCATCTTTGATGCTATTATAGTCACTGTAATTAGATCCGTCAAGAGTATTATTGTCATCAAAGACTTCACTGTAACCAGATCGTTCAATGATTTTGTTCTTAATATCTAGTTGACGCTTTTCTCTTTGGATCCTACGGAGAAACGCATAATGAATGATCTGCGTAAAGTAAGCAAAAGGATTTTGGGATTTCTCAGGATTAAAATTATGAATGTACTGAACGCAATTTTCGATTCCATCTGAGATCATGTCCTCCTTAAACATGTAGTTCACAAAGTTAGGCTTGAAGGACAAGTGATTTGCGATCTTCAAGAAACACTCACCAATATAACGTGGAATTGGTGGTTTTGTATCCCATTTCCTTGCTCTTTCCGATTTATCTTGTTCAGACAGGTCTTTTCCAAATTCTTTGAAGTAAGAGATCTCTACGTTCTCTCGATATGTAATAAGAGCAGCAAGAAACTCTTTGTTGTTTACATAATGTTCTGACCTCTTTCTCTTGGCCATGACAGTTCCTATCATTAGTTTATCTCATAATATGTATGAATTATATCATCTTTAAAAACACTTGACAAGGTATTGAATACTGTGTACAATTACCTTTGTGGAGGTTGATAAGAAATATATTAGCTATTATCTTTTATATCAATATTCTTTTTATAGATCTTTTCTAGCAATTCTTTTGCTTCATTTACATTAGCTACATATCCCATATTCTTACTAATTTTAGATTCGTTTCTATCTGTTTTTTCTGAAGATCTTACATAATCTTGATACATCAATATCATTTCAATATCAGATGACTCAGACATGGTTAAAACATCGTCCATATTAATGATAAACATATCATCTGATGTTGTCTTTAACCATGGTTCTATTTTATAAGCAATTGTCCCTAATTTACTTTTCAGTTCTTCAACTACTACTGGATTTGATATCAATAGCATAGTTCTATCATCTTCTTCAGATGCAGCTATTTTTGCAAAGATTTCTTCTCCAGATTTTAATTTAACTGTTGCGTAAAAATCATCTTCTATTCCCATTTATTTTCCCTTAAGTTGAATTGTGATTATTTCATAATTAAATTTTTCTTCATTGTATATTTTAATTCTTTCTATAAAGTGATTCAAAGTATAATTTCTTCTTGATTTTGTACTTGAATCATCAGCAAGGTCATAGAGAGTTGCTTTTATTTTATCTTTTCCTTTGCGAAGTACACGTCCAATACTTTGCAGATTTCTAACTCTTGATTTTGACGGAGATGCAAAAATTACATTATGAAGATTTTTAATATTAATTCCAGTTGAGAAAGTTCCATAAGAAGCAACGATAATTGCATTCTCCTCTCTTTCTGTAATTTCTCTTACTAACTCTCGTTCTTCTGCATCTACACCACCATGTACAAAAAATACCTTACGGTCATTTCGCTTGTTTTTATTTATCTGATCATAGAGTACCTGTCCGTGTGCTTCGACTCTTTGGAAAAGAACAAGTGTATTTCCCTTAAGGTCTAATGTTAAATTAGTTATAAATTTATTCCTCTGTTCGTGGTTGATTAAATACTGTATCTCATCCTCATAAGTTTCAAACTTTTGTGGTGGATGTTTTAAAACCAAACATTGAATGTCAAGTTGAGAGAGGTGTCCCTGACGCATTAACTCTTCGGTTCTTGTTACTTTATATGATGGACCAAATAAACCTTCTAAAACCCATTTGTGAGTTTGAGTTCCATCTAATGTACCTGTAAAACCGAAACGATACTTTGCATGATGAAGTTTAGTCATGATATTAATCAATGACTTAGACTTGAATAAATGTGCCTCATCACCTATAATACAACCATAGTCTTCAAAAAAAGAACGCTCTAGTTTATATACTGACTGCCATGTTGTGATGGTTACTGGAGCATCATTACTCTTTTCACGTCCAGAATATATACGGTGGCAGTATGACTCAGCGTCCCAACCATAATCAAGAAAGTCTTTATACATCTGCTCTACAAGAGATGTCGTCGGAACAACTAGCAGAATTTTTTCGCCTCTATCCACATAATATCTTACTAAGGAATAAATCATCAGTGATTTGCCGCTGGCAGTGGGGCTTATCAATAGCTTTCTATTATGCTTTAGGGCACCATATACTCCCTCAATCTGGTATTTCCTGGGAGTATGGGCACAAATGGAATTCATATAATCCTTGACACCCTCCATAGAGATTTGATCGTTCTCTTCATATGGAGTCCCATAAAATTTATTATCTTCAAATTTATAAGTATATCCGTAGTTCTTACAAAAATTGACAATTTTATCTAACAGACCAACATAGATCTGTTTAGATCGCATATCATATAAATGTATTTCTCCGTTCCAATTTCTACCACGATATTGTGGCATGAATTTTGCATTAGGAACCTCAAACTTAAAGTGATCTCTAAGTTCGTATTCAATATGAGGTTCTGTATTAATTTTTAAAAATACTTCGTTGGATTTGGATATAACAAGATTAGCTGTAGTATCAATCACGTAGATCCATTCATCTACAAATATTTATTACAGGTTTTCAAACTTGTATTCTAATATAATTCTATAAAGAGAATCTCTCAAATACCACAAGTGTTCTTGCTCTGATGGATGTCTAGCAGGAGATCCTTCCCAATTTTCAATTCTTTTTAGTACGCAATGGTGAAGAAGATGAACATCTTCTATTTTAAAATTGACTTGATAGTCAAAATCATCTTCATCTTGACTATTAGTGTTAAAGTCTTCCATTAATCTATCCTAAAGTTGTATTCGAGAATAACTTTTGTTAGAAAATTTTCCATATATTCGAGACTTTCTTTTTTATCTATGTCATGATGACATAATTTAGCATTTTGAGATATGGACTCTAAAATTAACTTAACATCCTTAATATCTAAGTCCAAACTTACATAAGGAAGGTCTTCATTAAAATCATCGTCAAAAAGAGTATCGTCTTCCATTATCCTAGTCCTGAATTAAATCTCATGAATTCTATTGCGTTTTTAATTTGATAAGTTCGATTACTTATCTGCTTTAGTATACTCTCAATATATACGAGCATTGTATCGTAATAATCAATTTTTAACGAAACTCCTGAGAGTTTCTGATCTGCATCCAGATATTTTTGCATAGTGTCTTTATCTCTAATCTTTTTGGGAAATGGATTTTCAATGTAGACATCAGGGTCTGCTTTACCACTGAAATATTCATATCGTTCGTGTCTAATATTTTTTCTCTGCTGTTCTGCTTTCTTTCTCATCAAAAAGATCGTGTTATACATTTCAAAATACTTCGCGTGAAGTGCAGGAACATTTGTTGATTCAGTATGCAGATTGTCCATATCAATCTTTGCATCCTTTTCCCACATCTCTTGAAGTTTATCAAGATCGATCATAAGGGGTTGCCTTCTAAGTCAGTAATTGTGTATATAGTATACTTGAAAGATACATCCGCTGTAAAGTATTCTACGTCAGTATCTGTAGCATCAAATGTCAAAGTTGACAAGTCGTAAGGAAATAAATCTCTAAAGAAAATTTGAAAGGATGGAATCAGATTGTTGTTAAGAACTTGAAGAGTTCCATCCGAGTAGATATTATCTCCACTTTTAATATAGTCACCAAAAGTTTCTGTAGTTTTTTCAAAGTCTGTAAAATCACTCAGAGATTCTGGAAATCCTAAACCACGAATCCACTTGTGAATTTCCATATAATTTTTAAGATCTTCATCAACTAAAAATCTAATAGTCAAATCACCAAAGTCAATCTTATCTCCAGGGATAGGAATATTTCTCAAGTAAGTTGGTTGCTCAGCAATTCCTAAAGACAAATTTGGAATGTTTGCTTGATTACAGAAAAAAGCAACACTAGGACTTCGATATAATGATAATTTAAATCCTGTTGGAGATAGATAATTTCTATTCTCAATCTGATTCCTTGGCATGATTGTTTTTCTAATTATTTATTTTCGTCATGCCATCAAACCAGTTTTTGAAACTATATGGTGGCCATTGACCGTATAGACTATTTAATGATAATCCTCCGTACAAATCTGGAACAACATCTTGTTTGGATAATTCATTTGCAAAATTTAAATATTGTTCAAATTCTGGATCATTAAAATTCATTTTCGATGCATGGTTCCAAAATGGAGTGTTGTATTTCGATCCATAACTATAATGCCATAAAACAAAATTTTGAGTCTGTCTTACATATGCATGAATATCTTTTGCCACTTCTTTTTGGTGAAAAATATAATCCCATGCCATTTTTGCAACTTCAATATAAGTCTGAGTAGAAGAAGACTCTAAAGGTTCTAAAAAGAATAATCTATTTCCATTTAAAATAACCCTGCCATCGGTTGGAGTTTTAGTAACATAACTACCATATTCTATGTGCCTTGTAATATTTGCATCAAAGAGATTTTGAAAATTTAGTTCTGCTTCAACTTTATTTGTAATATCTCTATTATAACAATATCCGACACAATAATCATGAGAAGGTGATTCTTCTGAAGTTGGTATTACAAAAGTCCAACCATCTGGAGTTGCAATATGACGACTCCAAAATTCTCTTGTAGTATCCCAATTTGGTTTTGCTAAAATTGCTGCATTTGTTGGATTTTTTAATCTAAGATAATTTGAAAAATCTTTTGGTTTTCCTCTACAATCAAAAACAAAATCAGCATCAACATCATTTAGATCTAAAACGCTTGTAGCGTTTACAGTAAATAATTGACTTTTAAGTATTAATCTTTGCATCTCTGCGGGACAATAATGCATTGCCATTCTATCCGCTGGGAATGGATGAAAATGTTTATCATTTACCTTACCCCATCCTTCATATAGAATTCCACTTTTAAATGTGGCATGTATTGGATTATTGTACCAATTAAATCCTAGTGCTGACCACAATAATCCTGGTGGATCAAGAACAGTTGCTTGTCCAACTACTGCCGAATCTTCGTAAGGATCGTATATTAACTGTACTTCTACTTCTGGATCATGTCTAGTATGCCATGCATAATATAATGCAGTAAAGCAACCAGCATTACCCGCACCAACAACAGCAATTCTCATAATATAATCTTTTCAAGTATTTATTTCCATAAAAAAAGGACCCCGAAGGGTCCTTGATTGACTCGTGTGAGCAATGGATCACATGAGGTTCTTGACTGCAACGCGACGATAGTAGCGGTTTGCATTGGAGGTGAGAGCACCGAGACCCTGGTTGGTTCCTTCTGCGAATGGGTTGGCGACCAGACCATAACGGGTCTTGAAGCCGATCTTTGGCTGGAAGGAGTTCTCGCCAACGGCACGGACCATTTGGAGAGGAACGTATGGGCAATAGAACAGACCAGCGTCATAAGGTGAAGTACCCTTATAACCGACAACATAGTACTGGTTGCCTGCGGAAGCGTTTCCGGAAGTCAGGTTTGCAGCATATGGGTCGATGTAGACTCTGTACTTGCCTTGGAGGACACCTGCGAAGGTGTTGCCAGTGTCATCAACGTTCAGGTTTGCGTTGAGTGCAGGGGTGTAATCGAGAACACCAGCCATGGTCAGTGCAGAAGCAACGTCTGCAGAGCAC